AGGCCCTGAAAAATGGGCTTTGATTGCCGTCTTTGGATTCATGGCATTAATCTTATTGACAGGTTGTAATGCCGCTGTTGCCAACGATTTCGAAAGAGCAGAGGTAACTGATCATTACAAAAATGTCATAGTACAAAAGCCTTATTCGGTTCAGGTATGCACTGAAGGTAATGGCAAAGACGACATCACAAACTTTCTCGAAGGTGCTATAGTTGGCGGTGCTATCGGCAATAATATACCTGGAGAAAAAGGTGGTGGTGCACTTGGTGCATTCTTAGGTGGTGTACTCAATACAGAAAAAAATAAAGGACCTCAATGTAGAATGGAAACAAGGTATGAAGAAGAATACAAAGAAGTGTATTCACACAGCGTTGTTACATTCACATATGACGGTAGAATATACACAGTAAGGTTTCAGAAATGATAAGAAGTGTAGAACGAGATGTCAAGGCCATGTCTCTTGGTCTTGACCTTGTAAACTCAGAAATTAAAGCGCTTGAGAGTCTCAGGTCGTCGCAAAGGTCTGTAAAAAAGAGACTTGAAAGATTACGTGCTGCACGTCAGCATTTAATAGATAATCCAGAAGATTCCCAAAAACTGATTGATAGGTTAAATTAATGAAAGCACATAAACAAGACATGTATGCTGCATGGGCACGTGACCACGGTATAGAAGGATTCGAACATTGGGATCCAAAGAACCGCGAAAAAGCCCGTCAGCGTGGCGTAAAGTTGTGGAATAAACGCAATGAGAGCAAAGTTTATAATAAAACTGTAACACAGCGGTAATCCAAAGCTTCATAAATAATTACTTCAAAAGGAGAACGCTATGGATGCACTCATACAAAAGGTTAAAAAGATGGAACTTGGAAACCCACTCATCACTACACTTGTAGGACTTGTTGTGTTCTACATCGGTCTTAAGATGTTTTCTGGTGGCATGAAGTCAATGGGAAATATCGAACATTTAGCTTACTTCACTCATAACGTTGCATGGATGTTTTTGGGTGGAATCGTCATGACATTGTTGTGGCAATCATCCTCTCTATCGACGACGGCAATTATTGCTCTTGTCGCATCAGGGGCGGTACCATTACCAGCTGCGATAGCCGCAGTTTTAGGAGCCAATATCGGAACGACAGGAACGATATGGATAGCAGGTTTACTTGTCTCGGACGGTATGCCAAAGGGTGATACATTGCGAATAGCGATGGCTCATACTGGTGTAAATCTCTTGATGGCGTTATCGCTTCTGCCTTTTGTGCATCACATAGGTAGGTTTCTTGCAAAATTCTAGTAGTAAGTACATTGAAAAAGGGCGGCTTCGGCCGCCTTTTTTTATTTACAAAAGCGTATAAATAGTGTAAAATGAACTCAGCGGAGAAGTAAATGTTACGCTTTAAAACATACGACATGATACAGGAGATGGCTGCCGTGAATGTTGCAGATCTAGATATGAACTTTCTGAATAGAGCTCAGAAGGTTACATCATTCAACTTAAAACCCTCAGACTTTCAGTCGACTAGGTACAAAGCTGAGATTCAACATTTGTTTGGAAGAACATTTTTTCCTAACTTTGATTTAAGTCAAACTCTTAAAGGTCAGCCTAATATGAGAAAGCTCAATGCGTTGATCGATCAATTAAAAAAAGAAAATATGCGAAACTATAATCGCTTACATTTTTATAATCTTAAAGGCATAGGACCAGGTGAAGCTACTTTGTACTTTCTCATGGACGATGCTGATCTTGGTGGAGGTGGCTCCGGAGGAGTTGACTTAATAGTCAAAGGAACTCCATATGAAATAAAAGCATCTCTTGTTTCAAAAGATGGTTCATTAAGTGGATTTAAATTAGGTGGCACTGCGCCTGTCGGACCGATCGTAACAAAACTTGTAGAGTATAAAGAACAACTCGGATTTAAAACTCAAGGTAAAGGTCAAAACGAAGTTAATAACAATCAAATGGCTGCAATAAAAAAGAAATATCCGAGAGAGTATGCAAAACTTGAAGCAGATTTTGGTCGAGTTGCTGGAAAATACTTTGGCAACACACCAATAATTTTTATCAATAATAATGCAAGCGATAAAATTGATCCAGAAGACGAGGCAGAAAAAACAAGGTTGCTTACTGCTACAGCCGGCAATATAGTGGCAATTTCAAAGGTTCAACCTAGACATATTAAAATGCATGTCGCTACTCAAGGTACACTCAAGCCGAAGATTAAATTCTAATGAAGTTCAACGATTTTATAACAGAACAAAAAAATACACACATGACTCATATTGAGGATAAAGTTCTTTATGGTGGTGTAAACGGTACAAGACAAGCGATAATGGCGTTAAGATCATTACGCGACATGTTAGGAGGTCAACATGATGGTCGAGTTAGTGTTAAATGGGATGGCGCTCCTGCTATCTTTTGCGGGACTGATCCTAGTGATGGGCGATTCTTCGTGGCGAAAAAAGGGATATTTAACAAATCACCCAAGATATACAAGACTGATGGGGATATCGATGCTGATACTAGTGGCGATCTCAATGCTAAGCTCAAACTCGCTCTTAAACATCTATCTAAGCTAGGGATCAAAGGAGTCATACAAGGTGATTTTTTATTTGCTAAATCTGATGTCAAGACTCAAAAAATTAAAGGACAGCAGTATGTCACCTTTCATCCAAATACACTCCTTTATGCAGTCCCAGCAAATACGGAAATGGCCAAGGAGATTAAAGCAGCAAAAATCGGAATTGTCTGGCACACGACATATCAAGGCTCGTCATTTGAATCTATGAAAGCCTCCTACGGTGTCGACATTAATAAACTAAAAAAGTCTCGTGATGTTTTTATGCAAGATGCTATGCTTCGTGATATGACAAGATCAACCATGTCAAAGAGGGATACAGATGAAGTTAATCAATATCTTACTACTGCCGGTCGACTGTTTAATCAAATCAGCGGATCTACTCTCAGACGTCTTCAAGCGGATAGAAAACTGGCAGAACTCATTGAGCAGTTCAATAATACATACGTACGAAAAGGCGAAGTCATCACTAATTCAAAAGTGCATGCACGTAAGCTCGTTAATTGGATCAATCAAAAATATCGGGCAGAAATTGCCAAACGCAAAACAGATAAAGGCAAAGCTGCTCAACAAAAAAGATTAGACGAAATATTAGATTTTTTCTCTCAAAGCAATATCAAATCGATTGAAGCGATGTTTGAATTACAAAGGGTAATCGTTTTAGCGAAACTTAAACTTATAAATATATTAGATCGTCTTGGAAAAGTAGGTACATTCTTAAAAACAAAGAAAGGATTTAAAACTACTGGACAAGAAGGTTATGTAGCGATAGATACGCTTGGTGGTGATGCAGTGAAAATTGTTGATAGGTTAGAATTTTCCTATGCCAACTTTTCACCCGATATATTAAAGGGATGGGATAAACCAGGAAGGAATTAACGATGCCACGTTTGCTTCGTTTTAAAGATATGTATGTAGCAGAGTATCGTCCAGGCGAAGACGAACTTACTAACTACAGAGCTAAACGCCGTAAAAATGGTGCAATGCACGAAGACGTCGATGAAGCCTTAAATATGGCTCAAAGACGTGCCCGCCAAAGACTATTCAAAAGACTCAAATCAAAAATTAAACTCGGTCGCGAAAGAGCAAAGCGCAAGATGGCTTCTCCTGAGAAGTTAAAGAAACGTGCGCTAAAGCAGGCTCGTATGAAAGTCTTTCTAAAGATATCGAAAGGTGTCAAGAAGGATGATATGTCATTTGCTCGTAGACAAGAAATGGAAAAGCGGTTAGATAAACCGGTAGTGAAGAAAAGAATTGCAATGCTCGCAAAGAAGATGTTAAAAGATGTGAGAAAGAAAGAAGTTGAGAGGAAAAAAGGTTGATTAGCTCCTTTAAGAATTTCCTGGTTGAAGAAGGAAAGACTCTTTACTTTGTATGGGGTCGCATGAATCCACCTACAGCGGGTCATGAAAAGCTTCTTGACTTCTTAAAAAGTAAAGCGGGTCGTAATCCGTTTCGCATTTATCTGACTCAATCAGAAGATAAAAATAAGAATCCTATACCATATATGCAAAAAGTAAAGTTTGCACGTAAAGGTTTTCCGCAGTATGCTCGTCAAATTATGATGGAAAAGAAACTGAAAACAATCTTTGATGCAATGACTTCTTTTTACAATGAAGGTTTTAAACGCGTAGTTATTGTAGCAGGTGAAGATCGTATAAGAGAATATGATATCACCTTAAACAAATATAACGGCGTAAAATCCAAGCACGGGTTTTATAACTTTGAAAAGATTACAGTGTTAAACGCAGGTAAGAGAGATCCTGAATCAAAAGGCGTTGACGGTGTATCAGGAACTAAACTTCGTGGATTTGCAGAGAAAGGTGACTTCACAAAGTTTGCACAATACATGCCTAAAAGATTATCAAATGCAGATACGAAGGCAGTATATAATGCAGTACGTAAAGGCATCGGTCTTAAAGAAGTAAAAGAATTTAAGAATCATGTGCAGCTTGAACCAGTATCAGAAAAGAGAGAGGACTATGTCAAAGGCAATTTATATAGCGTTGGCGATAGTGTTATTATACGGGATACTGGTGAACTTTGCAATATTTCCCATCTTGGCACTAATTACGTTATAGTCGAATCAGGTGGTAAACAATATCGCAAATGGCTTGATGCCATTGAACACGTAGAAGAAGATTATTATGCAGGTCTTTCGAAGTCAACTGCAGCAAAGCGTAAAGCGCATTTTAAGAAATATGCTGAAAAGCCAGGCGATGGACCAGATAAGCAGTCTAATTATAAACCTGCACCAGGTGATGCAAGAGCAAAAACCAAACCGAGTAAACACACATTGAAATTTAGAAAGATGTTCGGTGAAAATGATATGGCTGATCTTGCAAAGAAACGAATCGATAGAGAGAAGAAAGCTGATGCAATTAAACATGATCGTATGATGGATCGTGCGCGCATGAGAGACACACAAAAGAAGAATAAGGAAACAAAGGCATGAACTTCAAATCCTATTATCTCGATGAGAGCAATGTAACCGCAGCTCTCAAAAAGAAAGCAGCAAAGTCGGGCATGTCTGTTGGCACCCTTCGTAAAGTATACAATCGCGGAATGGCTGCTTGGAAATCAGGTCACCGACCAGGAACTACACCTCAGCAATGGGGTATGGCTCGAGTCAATTCATACGTTACGAAAGGTAAAGGCACATATCACGGTGCAGATAAGGATCTACGATGAAAACCTTTTGGGAAATTAGAGAAAGTCTTGATCTGCATGAAAATGTAAAACCAAATGACGTTCTAGTTAAAAAGATGAAAGATAGATATGATCCAAGTCAACAATATGCTACTATAATGTTTGAACCCAGATCTGTACTTCGTGCACTTAAAAGGATCGTTTCTCCTGAAGCCAAGAAAGCTTTAGCTGGCGCATATATGGATGGCACCGCTGTTGTTCATAATAAAACCGATGAAACAATGGCTAGAATGGGTCTTAATATGAAATTATCTGGTTTGGCTAAAGAAGTTGAAAAATGGACTAAGGCCAATGTGAAAACAAAAGCTGTTGCAGGTGATATTAAAAGAGAAAATGATACTCGAGCGATTATTACTATAGATGACAAAATAGCGGCAGAATTAAAAAAATCAATTCATAATCCTAGAACAAAAACAAAGGTTAGAATTATGAAAAGAAAAGATGGTGCAAAAGTTTACATTGACACCAATGATAAAGCTAACTTAGACGCTGCTCTTAAAAAAGCATCTGCAATAATAAAGGGTAAGAAAAGATGAAAACGTTTAAAGAACTTCGAGAGGCATCATGTGGATATAAAATGGGTCCACCAAAACCAAAGAGAGAAGATGCGACTGATGACGCTATCGCGGCATTTAAAGCTAAAGGCGGCAAGATTAAAAAGCTTCCACCTGCAAAAGCAGCTGGTTATCATGGTAAAGATGATCCAGGTAAAGGCATGCATGGCATGATGGACAAAGGAGATACCAAAGCAATTGGTACTCGTAAGAAAGTCAAGTCAATGGGCGAAGATGCTGACACAGCTCGTATGTACAAAGATAATCCTGAAATGATGAAAAAGGGTGGTCCTGGTGGATACAAAGGCCTGAACAAAGCAGGTAAAAAAGATGTAAAGAAAGCGATGAATACTGAACTTACACATGATACTATGAATAAGTATTATGATAAGGCGAAGAAATCTCTTCATCATGCTAAAAAGAAACTTGATACTGGCGAAATAACAGGTAAAATAGGAACTGCTAAAGATAAGGCAACAGTTAATAAGCGAATAGCAGGCATCAAGCTTGCAAAAGCAAGAACTCTTAAAAAGAGTAAAGACGAAGGTTATGTATCAGCAGCTCAGCGTAAAGCAGTATGGGCATCAAGAGCAGATGGTGGTAAAGGTCATCCTAAAAACAAAGGTAAGAAGTAATGCCATTAAAAGTATCAGACGGAATCGGTTCGTGGATTAAAGACTTCAAGAAGTCTGACGCTCCACAGTTCAAAGGTAAATCAGAAAAAGAACGGCGCGACCAAGCTGTTGCTGCCTATCTATCTGCGAAACGTGGACCGCAGAAGGAAGATGCTTTTACTCAAGGAGCCGTTGAGCGTGGTAAGGTAAAAGTGGGTGCATCGAAAGCCCGTATTGATGCAATCAAAAAAGATCATGATGCTAAAAAGAAAGCATTAGACAACATGATCACTAAATTAAGAGCAACTCGTAAAGAAGTTAGATCTGCAGACAAAAAGCCTGAGAAGTACGTTGATGCACAAGGCAGAACAAAAGTGCGTATGGTGCCGACTGTAAGAGAAGGCATTGAAAAATTATCTAATGCTCGCTTAAAGCATCATGCTACAACAGGAATGCAACACGGCAGTTATACAAAAAAAGAGATTGACACTGAACATAAACGTAGAA